ATCTTAGCAATACCCCAACATAAATCCTCAGCACCTGAAGCAGTGCCACCAAAGCCCTTAATAGGAGAACCTTTACCTCGTACTAGGATAGTAGAATACGTAAAAGTAGTTTTACTATCGCTGAGGAAAGCTGCCTTAAGAGTCTTACCAAGTAACTGCACCCATCCCTCACGAGAATCAGGAACGATAAAGTCAGCGTCGTTACTATCCACACGAGTAGGAGTAGCAAAGCTGGAATTAACAGGAGGAAGTTTTTGTATATGCTCTCTTTGAATATTGTATCCAACTCCAGATCCTAACATTAATAAGTCCATTGCCCAGGTAAAGGGACGTACTGGGTGATCTATGACAGTGAACGCACAGTTCTGTAGACTAGCTAGACCTAAGCGACCTACTGTCTCAGTACCAAGCTGCCATAAGAAGCGACCTGCTACAGTACCCTTCAATTCCATCAGATACTTCTGTAAGCGTTTCTTCTCAGCATCAGTAAAGCCACACTTAAGCTGATCATTAGACGCTGCTACGACACGATTAACTGTGTCTTCAAACTCTTCTGTAGGACTAGCAGGATCTGCTTCGTTCAATCGACGAGCGTATGTCCTTTTGTATGTGATATAGCCTACGGTACTAAACGGTGTATTAAATTCTGTCATGCTACCTCTTTCTTTGTTTTACTTTGTTTCTTTTTCTTAGTAACTGTAAAATGCTTTAATGCTTCTTCCAACCCTTCTGTCCATGTGTCAAACCAAACAGTCTTCATACTATCGTACCAGTGGGTTTTCTCACCTTTAGGATACCATCTCCAGCATGCTAGTCTTTCTTGACCAATAAGATTTGCTACAGGTACTCCAACAGATCCTGCACAGTGAGCTACCGCTGAGTCCACAGAGATTACTCCATCTAGTGTTTGAATCTGATCAGCAGTATCGCTCCATTTATCTGAAGTAATAAAGCCATCGTTTTGCTGCAACGATACCCAGTCAACTTCAGGATGCTGCTTAATAAAATTATCCATTAGTTCCTTAGGCATCTGCTTCATCTGCATGTTCCAGCTATTGTTAAATGTAGTGTAGCAGTAACCTAGCAGTGGTTTCTCTCTCTTAGGTTTTACAATCTCTGGATTACGAAAGATACCTTCACTGCCATACATTTTTTCAACAGGCTTAGCAGGAATAACTCTATGCTCTATTAAGAAATAAAGCAGCGACATCGCTTTAATTTTTACTGCTCCAGGAAAAGACTCTTGAGGTAGAAAAAGACCATCATGATTAGGCAACCTTTTAAGTATTCTAGTCATTGAATCTGGAAATAATAACTTTACAGTTTTAATCCCTGCATCTTTTAGCAGAGGAATAAAGCGACTAAACTGCAGCATGTCCCCCCATCCTGCTTCAGACCAAACAATAGCATTCTTTCCTTTGCAGTTCATCCCAGGAATCCAGACAGGTGTTTTAACAAAATCGGTCTTGACTCCTTGAGGATACCTAAGATCAGGTAATGAACGTAACTCATGCAGATAAAAACCATACTCCCAATCACCTTGCTTTATTAAATCCATACCATATTGATAAGCAGGATTAGCAACTGTTTGATCTCGTATCGCATAGAAGTTAATTTGTTTATCTTTAGGTATCATTCAGTTTCTTCCCAATCTACTTCTTTTAGAAGTCGGTTATAATTGTTCTCTATCGTATCGCTAAAAGTTTCTACTAAATCTTCTGAAGCTATGTCGAGTAGTTCCAGAAGCATTACTTCGTCTAAACTCTTCAACCGTTCTTTTAACTCTGGCAGTGTAAGAGTACGGTTCATTTACTTTTTCTTAGCAGCACGTTTAGTAGCGTTAGCTTTAGCTGCCTTGGCTGGTTGAGCAGCACAAGCTGTGATAAAGTCGATAGCTTTCTGAGCACCATCTTGAAAAGCTTTTAACTGTGCTACAGATTCTTTGTAGTTCCAATCACTGCACCACCAATTAACTACATTCTTGGTATCAGCCTGAATGGTTACGCTAACTTGCCAATCATCGTCCTTATCCATACGTCCATCGACTGTTACGAATGCATTATCGTCTGGAAAAAACTTATTAAATTTTACTGTCTTCACTGGTTTCTGTTCCTCTAAAAATTTATGTGATTCGTTAAGAATTTTTACTAATGATGTAGTCAAGGTAATGTCTCGCTTTCTGTAAGTCCTGCAGTCCGTCTTTATGTTTCCAACGTAGCATATATTTTACCACATTTCCCTCCCAAAAGTCAAGCTCCCAAGCTTCTATAATATCCCAAGGTTGTATGCCATTACCCTTGTGATAGTGTTTACCTCCTACCTGTGTATCCCTAGGAGTTAACTCAGGCTCTTCTACTTGAAGTTTACGAAAGTATTCTTCTAATGTCAACTCACCTGGACAATTGTCTGAGTATCCGTAGGGTCTAGGCATTGCTATTGGATTCATAAATACCTCTTCTTTAAAAAGTCTAAGGAAACAAACATCTCATCGAAGCAACCATCATGAACTTCGTGTAAGACCACAATACCTCTCCAATAGTGGTTACCTTGAGCACCCATGTAATCTTCGTCGTGTTCATAACAACTCCCTGCAATTATAGCTGTAAGCGTTTTGCCATCTGCTCGAATAGCATAAGCAACTTGTCTACCTTGTTGATGACCCACAACACACGACTGGTGTTTCTTGGAGATAATCGCTGCTGCTGATCCAACAGGGCGATTAAGAGCACCTGCAGTAACATAATGGGCATATAAAACACCATCAACAATAACTGGCTGCTCAAAAGGAATAACTTCCCAACCTGCTTCAGCATACTTCAAGTCCTCTATTGAAATAGTACCATCTAACATCGAATCGTTTTCAACTGCACGGTTGATACGATGCTCGTGATTACCCAGTGTTAATACCATTCGTGGTTTATATACCTTATCTTTATTCCTCCGCTGTCTTGCTTGTAAGTCACGCAGTGGTTTTAATAAGATGTCCATTGCTTCGTGTGTTGCTGCTACATCATGCTTATATCGTCTACCCTCGAAGGACTTCTTTCCCTTATCATAGCTTGATAGTGAAGGCATGTCCGCAAAGTCCCCAATATTAACAATAACATCAGGACGCTTCTTAACAATGTAGTTTCCTATCGCTCGTAAGTAATTATAATCATGACCAGGTTTCACTTGACAGTCTGGAATTATTAGATGAGTCGGCATCAAAGTCCTCTATTTTAAGTTCATATCCATATATGTTTGACAAGAATGCTAGGAATTCTCTTAGCACAAAATCCCAAGTCTGATCTGCTGGGATACTAAACTCATGACGGAGTTCCTTATTAAAAGGAAAGCCATGACGTGCGTCTGTCTCATCACCTTCTACGAATTCAAACGTATATCTATTTATAGGATGTTCCATTTAGCGTCCTTCCAAAAGTAAATCCATCCTTGTTCATCCATACCAAGGACAGTGAAGTTATCTTTATCTCCGATAACCTTCCATTCTTTAATATTAATTGCCATTTGCTTTCCTAACTAATTCAATAAAGTATTCAGCATCCACTAAGACAAGAGGCTTACTATTATTCTGCTTCAAGACTACGAGTGGCTCGACTAATCCATGCGTCTGAGCTTGTTCATAATCTTTGAAAACTGCAATAGCTTTACGATTCTTGCACTCAATCTGAAAAGGAAAAATACTACGAGCAGCCGAGCTAAGCTGAACATCCTCTCCACTCGCTCCCATGCTTGTGCTTCTGACATCATCAGTGCTCAGCGTAGGGAATCGTTGGAGTATCTGATCTCTCACCCACTGCTGTAGCTTTCTTCCTTTTGCTTTTGCTGACTGTGGTTTCAAACTTCATTACCTTTCGTTTCTTTATCCATGCCTTAGGTATGTGTATCCTAGCGTTACTATTATCTTTAGACACTGTGGACGCAATACATAAAGCATCTTTTGTTTCACTAATCAGAAAACCTACAGTATGACAAAGATCTATTTCTGCTTTGACTTCGTCTTCCCATCCTGCGTCGGCAACTGCGTCGACCCACTGGACGTAGATAACTTTGGAGGTTTCCAGATTTCGTTTGACTGTCTTCTTATCCATAACAACTGTCCGTTCTCCAGCACCCTTGCTTCGTCGCCTTTGTAAGCCTCCAGGACAGCAAGATACATTTCGTTTTCGTCTTTGCATTCTTTGAGTATTCTTTCTGCTTTAACTTCTCCAATGCCTTTAAGCCCAATAACATTGTCGACCCTATCACCAGTTAAAATCTGTTTATAAAAATTCCTGATGCCTTCTTCCTCAGTCACATAATATCGGAGATCCTTAGTAAAGTTAAAGTGATCACCACGAATCATGTCTAAGTCTTTATCAATTGTACAAATACAATACTCACCAGGCTC